TGTCATCGGTAGCACCATATTTTATTCTCTTGGATACAATAGATTTGTAGATGGATCAACTCTTGCAAGTGCAATTACAGTTGGCAGTGGAACCCCACAAGTCCAAGCCTTCCAACCCTTCTCTCCGGCGGCATCGTACGCGGCAGCAACGTATGGGGGGAGTGGGTATTTTAATGGGAGTACGGATTATTTAAGTCTTGCTGACAACGCGGCACTACAACTTAGCACTGGTGATTTTACAATTGAAGGATGGTTTTACATTTCTGGAGCCACTTCAACTGCATATAATTTAATTAGCAAAGGTGCTGCGGCTACAGGATGGTCATTAAATACCACAACCGGCGCAAGAATTCAGTTTAGTTATACGGCATCAAATTTGACGGGGTCGACTACTACGCTTGTGGCAAATGCGTGGTATCACATTGCTGTAGTTCGTTCTGGAAGCGCATCTGGAAATTTAAAAATTTATCTTAATGGCGTTCAAGAAATTGCAAGCGCAGGCGCGGTTAATGACGATTTTAACCAAACTAGCACAATGTACATTTCTGCTAGTAGAACCGCCACTGTTCCGTTAAATGGATATTCTTCAAATATTCGTGTAGTAAAAGGCACCGCAATCTACACCGCCGCCTTCACTCCTCCAACCCTCCCCGTCACCGCAGTAAGCGGAACCTCCCTCCTCACCAACTTCACCAACGCCGGAATCTACGACGCGGCTTGGCAGAATGACATGATCACGGTGGGGGATGCTCAGGCCAGCACCACACTGTACAAGTGGTCGCCTACGAGCATGAAGTTTGATGGGACGGGGGATTATTTGACTTGTCCGGCAGGAAATTCTGTTGTATTTGGCACTGGAGATTTTACAGTAGAAGCATGGGTTTATTTCTCTTCAAATCCGCACACCAACGGAATGTATATTATAGACACTAGAAATTCTGGGCAAACAGGAAACTGGGGTTTTCATACTGGTTTTGAATCTGGATTGATTTGGTTTTTTAATTCAACAACTATTGTTTCAACAGCAACTGTTTACTCGACCGGAACTTGGTATTACGTTGCGTATACTAGAAGTTCAAATACCGGAAGAATGTATGTAAACGGAACTCAAGTAGCTACAGGAGCTGATTCTAATAATTATAATATCGCCTCAACAATTGCCTATATTGGGGGATATTATAATCAAGCAGCTTATCTTAACGGCTACATGCAAGACCTACGCATCACCAAAGGCGTGGCCCGCACCATCACCACGCCAACCGCAGCATTCCCAACGAGGTAAGCAATGTTACTTGCCAATCAAGACCTGATCATTAAAGACCACACAGAGTGGTTTCCCAACACTTCGTTTGGTGACCGTGGGCCTACTCTAGACTGGATAGCAGACCAGGGGTACTACGTCATTACGGTGTGGAAACCTTATAACCATGCTACTGAGAAACTGGTTCCTGCTACGCCACACCTGTATGAGGGGATGTGCTGCACGGTTGATGTAGAACCTAAGACAGAACAAGAGTTAAAAGAGCGGATTAGGAATGAATGGACGGCTATACGGCAACAGCGTAACCGTTTGCTATCCGAATCTGACTGGACTCAGTTAGCAGATTCCCCTGCTGACAAGGATAAATGGGCTGTTTACAGGCAAGAATTGCGGGATATTACGATTCAAGAAGACCCATTTTCTATTGTCTGGCCTGTTATAGACTAAAAATGACTGAGACAACTGAGACTAAACTAGCTGTGCACGAAGCAGTTTGCGCTTCCAGATATTCTTCCATCCAAGAGTCTCTTGACAGAGGTCGAGACCGGATGCGTAATATTGAGTGGCTGTTGTATATCGTTATTGCCGCAGTTTTGTTTGGTCCAGGTGTTGCCGGTGAGTTTGTAAAAAAGTTGCTGGGCATTTAACATGAATATGGACGATCTTTCTACATTAGAATTTGGTGATGTAGATGGGTTGGGAAGGTTTTTGTTTGAAAATGGTGTTCAGCACAAGTTGTTTTACGAGACTCTGGCTGACAGGGGTATTCTCATCCCTCAGTACCCCATTTCTGATGCTGATCCTAGTAACCTAGATGATTGGTTGTTTGTACACAATCAGGAGCATGAGAGGATAGCCAGTCAGTTAAGGTTAGACAATCCTTTCCAGTTGTTAGACTCAGACTGGAACGTAGAGAATGACTTTTACGATTGGATAGGCGTACATTTGAGCATTCACGAGCAGATCATTAAAGTTCTGAACCTATGATGGAAGATCAAATGCAACAGGCACAGGCTGCTGCACAGCAGTTTATGCAACAACATGGGCTTGATCCCAGAACGATGGCTGCCGTGGGAGAGATGGCACAGGCTGCCATACAGGATAAATCACTGTATGCCATGCTTCGTGAGCAGTTGATTGGCGCAGAGATTCTGACAGAGAAAGAACTTCCAGAAAAGACAAATTACATCACTTTGGCTACGCTTGCAACCCTCGGAAAACTGGCAGGGGGTGCGTAATGGCTGCTGTTGGCGGGATGGTATTAGATGATGAGGGGAATTTAAGCCCGCAACAAATGGGATATGGGGCCGAAGAATCTGCCAAGATCGAGGCTTACTATCAGGCTCATCCAGAAGAAAGACCTAAAAGAGCACAGTCATTCAAACTGCTTGATTTTAAGCAACTTGTTGCCGCTGTCGGGCCTATTGCCATAGCCGCCACAGGAGGTGCTGCTGCGATAGGGGCCAATATTCTTGCAGAGCTGGGCATTACTGGAGCTTCTGCTGCCGTACAGTCGGCTGTAGGTGCCGCTGTAATTAACGCAGGAACTACCGCCGCTATGGGTGGTAATTTTGAGCAGGTATTGCAATCTGCCGCTACTGGTGCTGCTGCATCTGGCATCAACGTGCAAATGGGTGGAGGCGTTACCGGTGCTGTAGTTGGCTCTGCTGCTGGTACAGCCATTGCCGGTGGAAATGCTAACCAAGTAGTGATGAATGCCCTTGCAGCAGGAGTTGGTGCTGGTGTGCAGGGTGCAACTGGTAGTGCTGCTCTAGGCAGTCTTGCAAGAGATACGGTGAGGACTGGAGAGGTGTCTGGTCAGAATTTGTTTAATGCTGCCATTTCTGGATTAAATGCAGGTGACTCTATAGAAAAGACAGAGAGAAGCATCAATAATGCTTTAGAGGATCTGTCATCTACTTTCGGCGCACAGGCAGAAGGTCAAGACACAGTTGCAGGTGGTGCCGGTCAGGACACTCTAGGCGGTGCAGAGACTACTGATCAAGACCAGATTGTTGATCCTTTTCAAGATATTGCTCCTCCTCCGGTAGAGGACCCTAATGCTGTCCCACTTGACCCAGTAACAGTTCAAGGACAAAGAGAGCAGCCAGTTGTTTCTGACGTAGTGACGGACGTTACCCGTACAGCGGCTCCTGCCTCGACAGATCAACAGATTATTGACCTGATTGCTCAAGAGACTGCGCCCGTAACGGCAGATCTTAACGCTGTACCGCTAGACAGGGTTACAACCACCTATGTCACGGACCCTTTCCAAGACATTGCTCCACCGCAAGATACTGCAAATGTGTCTGCAACTATCACAGACGTTGGCACTGGCACACCTGCAACGGAACTAGACAGAGTTACGGTTACTGCCGCTGGAGAGCCTTCTACTGCGGTTACTGACGTAACGACAGAGACTACAGCTCCGACCGCAGCGGCAGAAGAACCTGCTGCTAAAGAAGAGCCTAAGAAAGAAGAAGAACCTAGACAAAAATATCCAACGGTTACGGGCGTTCCTCCCAAAAGACGGACTAGAGCGCCTATAATTACGGGTGCTACGACACCTAGACTTCTGGCAGATGCTTTGGCGGCGTATAGACCTTCTGGTGCTATAGAAGGAAAAGGAACTGGTGACGAACGCCAGGATGTTTGGAATGAAAAATCACTGCGTCTGCGTGACGCGCTGGGGTTGTAAATGAGTGAACTACGCAAAATGACCCGTATGGGCGGTGATCTCCGCAAGATTGCCAAGTTGCTGCAAGGTAAAGGCAGGAACGGCGATACCATCCTAGCGCACATCAACCCAGACGAAGCAGCACTCCTGCGGGACTACGGTGGTTCTGGAGATATCAACCCAGAGACTGGCCTTATGGAGTTTGAGGGAGGCCCAGACGCGTCTACAGATGAGATGTACGACACCGGATATGGTTTTGCTCCAGTCCAAGACTCAAGGGAGGTTATGCCAAACCCTCTTGGAGATCAACCAGTAGCACCCAGTTTACTTTCTCAGCCATTAAATTTTGAACCTTTTGTTCCTCGAATATCTGAATCAACTCCTGTCGATTCTTATCGAAACACATTAGATGTTTTAAATAACATTGATAATCCTGCTGCCCGTGTTTTTACCGGACAAACTCCAGGTGGCATGTATACGCTTCCAGGAGAAGCAGGTACAGAACCTGCTGCTACAGAAGGATTTCTGTCTGGTCTTAGCAAGAATGACAAGTTACGTCTAGGTCTTGGCCTTGCAGGTGGTGTGCAGACCGCTCTTACGGCCCGTAAAGCCCGTCAAGGCGCACAGGAGTATGCTAATCAAATCCGTGGATTGGGACAGCCTTACGCCCAGCGTGGACAAGCAGAATTGTCAGCAGCGCAGCGTGGTGAACTAAGTCCGGTTGGTCAACAGCAGTTGGATGCTATGCGTGCTAGGGCTGCACAGGCACAGGCACAGCGTGGTAACGTGGGTGCTGCACAGGCTCAACGTGCAGAGGAAGAACTGCGTCAACGTCTGAATGCTGCTAGGGAAGACTTTGGTCTTAAGCTAACTGGTATAGGTGACCAGTACACTGCCAAGGCTATCCAAGAGGGTATCCGTGCTGACCAAGAAATTGCTAGTCTGTACAGCAGTTACTTTGGTAACCTTATGAAGATGGCTGCACCAACTGTCATCCAATCGACTCAACCTGCCAAGGGTTAATCATGGCTTTGCGTGATTTGATCAGTCCTAAACCGTACCCGATTTCGACTCCTGGAGCACAACCTACTGCTCCAGCTCCGGTTGTTGCTGAGGATGATGTTGCTCCGTTGAAAGATTCTTTGTCAGCGGGTAGAACTCAGTTAGAGCAACTAAGAACTGATCAAACCCGTATGGGCGGGGAAGCAGCCAATTTAACTTTGAAAATTGCAGCAGATACTGCAAATTTGGTTTCATACAGAAACGCACAGGAAGTATTTAACGCACAGCAAAAAATAGCCGAATCACAAGGATTAGAAAAAAACATCAAGAAAATGCTTGATGATGAGAGAAGCTCTCCGCAGTACAAAGAAAAAGAAAGGATCAACAAAGAACTTGCTGAACTAGGTTCTTTTGTTCCTACTGAAGTCACCGCTCCCATGTTGGGAGTATTGTTCTCTGCTATAGGCGCAACAGGGATGTTGCTGGGTGGCAATAGCAAAAGTCACGCAAAGTTTGCTATGGCTGCTATGAATGGCATGGCAGAGGGCTTTGGCAAGGGTAGAGAGCAGTACAACAAAGAACAAAAAGCAGCGTTTGATACCAACGTTAAACTGTTGCAAACCAAACTTTCTGCTATCAAGGACGGCCTTGAAGACGCCAGAAGAGAGGCTATCCTTAACAAGGAAGCGGCAGATATTCAGGTGCGCCAGACGCTTGCGTCTAATGAAGCGCAGTTCTTGCAGAAACACACCGACCAACGTGGTCTAGAGTCAACCATTGCGTTGGTAGACGGGCAGTTAAAAAACCTCAACAGAGCCATTCAATTTCAAACCAGCAAAGCCACCCAGCTTGCCGGTCAGTTAGACGCAAAAGAAATTCAATTGGCAATCAGGAAAATGGAATCTGCTAGAAGAGAAGCAGAGGCAAGATATAGAGAGCAAGTACGCGCAGAAGATGCAAGGCAAAGACATTTAGATAGAATGTCCGAAATACGATTGACTGCTAGCTTACGTCCAGAAAAAGGAGGAGGCACAAGCGGGGACAAATTTGGTTTTGGAGATATTATTGCAACCAACCTTAATGAAGCGGTTGGAACAATTGCAAATATTGTGAATCTTCCTCACGACGTTACTGGAGGAATATTTCAAGGTAGAAATACTAGCGGGTTGTTGATGGCTCCGCTTGGTGTTTTGGCTCAAGAATTGACTGATGAAGATGTACAAAGGTACAACAAAGAAATCAAAAACTTTGGAAAATTTGCATCCAGAGTCGTTTCCGGTGGAAGAGTTGTTCCGGCAAGCGTCCAAAAAGATTTTGAAGATCAATTTGTAATCAACAAAGGCGACTCTCCGCTTGCCGTCTTGACTTCATTGGCTCAAATGAGACAAACTTTAGAAAGAGCAACAGAAGTAAAACTTAGAAGTTCTTCTACCGATCCTGGATTAAAGACTCTTTATCAAGATGGTTTGAATGTAATACGAAATTCAATACCGTTTACAGTTAATGATGTAAATACGTTTGCAAACCAAACAAACAATAAAAAAACTTTTTCCCAATGGTTTCAGGAGTATGGATTTAGGTCTCCGTCTGCTGCGACTGGCACTGGTCAATCTACTCCGTCTGCTCCCACTTCTTCGCAACCAAAAACTCCTGCAATTCCATCTGGTGTTCCGTCAACAGCACAATACAGCCCAAGTCAAAAGTCTTGGTGGTGGCAAGAAAACAATCAATGGAAATCTAAAAAAGTAGATTGATATGGCACAACCTCCAAAAGATTTAATAAAGTCTGAAGAGGCTGTCTCGCCTCCTACTGATTTGATCAAGCCTCCGTCTGATCTTCAACCTGCGGTTTCTGCAAAAACAGAAAAACCGAGTATGTTTCAAAGGTTTGGAGAGACTTTTGATCCTATAAAAGCAATAACAGAAGAAGGGATTGTTCCTCAACTTTATCAATACGGGAAAAGAAAATTATCTGGTCAACCAGCGCCCAAGCAAGATGAAGTTGAAAAGCCTATGGGTTTAATGAAAACCTTAGGAGAAATGACTAAGTTTGCCAAACAAGATCCAGGTGCTTTTGCAGGAACAATTGCAAATGCAATCGTTGCAGATCCAGAACTTTTGCTTTTGCCAGAGTTAATCCCTGCTCGTGTTCTTGCTGGTGCTGGAAGGGCAACAACTGCTATTGCCAAAACTGCTGATGCTGCTACTCAGGCTAGTGCTGTTGCCGCCGGACAAAGCGCGGCTAGACAATTGAATGAACGTGGAAAAGTAGACATGGATGTGCTTCGTCAAGAAGCTCAAAATGCTGCTTTACTTAGCGGTGGAACTAGGGCTGTTGGCTCAACTGTCGCTCCTGGTGCTGCAAGAGCACAACCAGAAGTGCGGGGCATGATGCAAGAGGCTCGTGGCAGAGGCTACACGTTGCCAATTTCTGAGTTATCACCACTTGGAAAGTTGGTTGATAAATATTACAACACGCCACTTGACAGATTAAACGGAAGGCGTTTTGTACAAGAAGTGACCACAGAAACAGGGTATCCAGTAGATCGGATAAACCCTCAGAGTTTAACTCTAATACGAAACATCTTGAGGCAAGATGTTAATACAATCTTATCCCCTTATCAGCTTCAGGCAACACCTAACCTTGTTCAAAGAATACGAAATTTTTTGGGTCCAAATCCTGACAGGGATGTAACTATTGATCAAGTTCTTAACCAAGCAGAAACTGGCAATCCAATTCGTGCTGATCGTTGGCACAGGGTTAGATCAGAATTGTCCAGTGAGTTAGACAGTGCAATCCGAAGACAAAACAGAAATGAAATAACAGATGCTAGAGGTGCATTGCAAGATTGGGATTCTTTGTTAAATCAAATACCATCTAGCGCTAGGGATGGATTTGAACAGTGGCGTGGACGATATACTGCTTTCAAAGATATTGAAGATGCAATACAAAGAAATCCAACTTCATTTGCTAGTTATCAGCGCGGAGAATTAAATCCTCAAGACTTATTAAACAGCATCAGATCTAGAAGAGAATCTGAAGCAACATATCTTGGTCAACAACGTCCTCAGACAGAAACAGCATTGCTTGCTTCTGGATTAGGTTTGCTTGGTGGGAATAAACCATCTTCTCTTGGCGTAGGAACAATACCTAAAGTTGTCGCTGCCGGTGTAGCTAAACCAGTCCAAGCCTTAATGTATTCCCGTCCTGGGCAACGTGTTTTGTATGAAGGTCTTGGTCAAGGAAGAGTTGCACCTTATATTGGTCCCGCTGTTGAACGAACCAAAGACGTTGGTCAATCACAATGAGTAAGAAACGCGGTATCAATCCAGACCTTGAGAAAGCCATCCTAGATGTGCTCAAGTCTACTATTGCAGACCCAGAGTCTAGTCTTGATGCTAAGATGAAGGTTATCGACCGTGCTCTCAAGTTAGAGGCTATCAAACTCAAGGATGAGGGTTCTGAGTGGGGTACGGGTTTTTTATCTGATGATGAGTGAGAATATGGAAGCTATCCAGTTGATCAAGTTAGCGTTGACAGTCATTACCGAGCGTCTGATTACCATCATTAGCCTACTGACCTCTTGTGGGTTAAGTTGCTGGGTGATGTACGAACCCACATGGGAGAGGGTTGCCACCCTTGGAATCTATGTGTTCTTTTGTTACCTTACTCTTGTCGCTAAGGAGCCAAGAAATGCAGTATCGTCCACAACAACGTGACCATGATCTAAACCAGCAGATTGCCAAGTCTGTACGTCCACAGCTACCCCGTGACGGTAGCCGGGATATGGTGCGGTGGGAGGCAGGACAACTACCAAAAGGTGGATTCCGGCCTGTTCTGCCTTTCTGTGAAGGACCGTACAACACCAAGTTGAACCCTACTAGCGGTGCTGGTAAGAGGATCTACTGATGGCTAAGAACTCTGCATTCTATCCAATGGGAAAGACTTTCCTGTTGAATGCAAATGCAACCAACAATGTAGCAAACGTCTATGCTGACTCGCCTAGCAGTCAGTATCTGTTTGTGAACCATGAGATTGCATCTACTGGTCAGCCGGTGTATGTGAGGATCTCGGCTACAAGTGGTGCAAATGCTGCGGTAGCAACCAACACAACTCCTCAGTACGGTGTGCCTATCCGTCCTGCCGAGTCTCTGGTTCTAAGTGGTCCTCAGTGTGGTAACGGTATTAACGTATTCATCACGTTCATTACGGCTACTGGTCTTTCAAACGTCTTTGTAACTCCTGGTGAGGGGATGCTATGAAATACTTAATCGAACGTTTTAAAGAGCCTAGCTCATGGGCTGGTATTGCCATTCTCATCAACATTCTTTCACCGTTGATTGGCATTCCACCAGGCACCGGAGAGGCATTGGTTCACCTTGGCACCGCTGCTGCGGCGTTTGGGGCTGTCTTCCTACAGGAAAAGCCGTGAGTCTTGTAGCAGAGCAAGCAGAGTTCCTCAAGGACGTTGCTAGGCTTATTGACAAGTGTTTTGAGCTAGGGTTTGTTGTCACGGGTGGTGAGCTATTTCGCACCCCTGAGCAGCAGACGATCTACCTGCAAAGAGGTCTGAGCAAGACTTCTAACTCTATGCACCTCAAGCGGTGTGCCATTGACTTGAACTTCTTCAAGGACGGAGAGTTGGTAGGCAAGAGGGAACCTTTAATCCCGGTTGGCGAGTTCTGGCAGAGTCTCAACCCCAAGAACCGCTGGGGTGGTAACTTTAAGAACATCGTTGACTGTCCACATTTCGAGAGAAACGTTGGCTAAGAAGTTTCCCAATTTGTCTGTCGGCAGGGGTGAGAAGCTACCTGCAAGCAGAGGTGCTGGCCTGACAGAGAAGGGTAGGCGTAAAGCCCGTGCTGCCGGATCTAACCTACAAGCACCTACTAAGTCAGGACCGCGCCACAAGTCTTTCTGTGCGCGTAGCAAGAGTTGGACCGGAGAACGTGGTAAAGCCGCTAGACGGCGTTGGGGATGTAGATGAGAACACCAAAAGCAAAGCGTGGTCTTTACTACAACATCAACAAAAGACGTAAGGCTGGTAAGCCAGCTAAGAAGCCAGGGCAGAGTGGTTATCCTACTGCCGAGGCTTTCCGGCGTTCTGCCAAGACTGCCAAACGATAAAAAAACTCATAACGTAACCTGTCTGTAAAAATTGCAGATTAGGTTCGCGCCATGATTATCTTATGGCAGATTTAGATGGCAAAGCATACAGATGCAGATTTTATAGAGGTCTGGAATAAATTTAAAAGTCCGGTAAAAGTAGCAGAAGCTCTAAAAATAAACATCAGAACAGTAAATTACAGAAGAAGAAGTCTGGAACAAAAATACAAGATTCAACTTGAGGCTACAGACGATAGAGCAAAGAAGTTTGCTAACAACGTCCACCTGATCAAAGCTAGGCATATAGGTGGAATCATAGATGGCACAGTCCTAGTATTCTCAGACGCACACTTCTGGCCCAATATACGCACCACAGCATTTCAAGGATTGCTCTGGGCTATCAACACTCTCAAGCCCATCATGGTTGTCAATAATGGTGATGCGTTTGACGGAGCCACAATTTCCAGATATCCGAGATCGCGGTGGCAACAAAGGCCGTCAGTTGCACAAGAGTTGGATGCTTGTAAAGGGTATCTAAAAGAAATCGAAGATGCCTGTCACAAGGTTAGGCATCACACTCAATTAGTCTGGCCTTTAGGTAACCATGACGCCAGGTTGGAATCCAGGCTCAGTGCTATGGTTCCTGAGTTTGAAGGAGTTACAGGCTTAACCCTCAAGGATCATTTCCCCAAGTGGACCCCATGTTGGTCTTGCTGGCCTGTGCCCAATGTTGTCATCAAGCACCGCTACAAGAGTGGTATTCACGCTACCCACAACAACACGGTTAACGCTGGATTGACCATCGTGACTGGTCATCTTCACAGTCTTAAGGTCACACCATTTGACGATTACCGGGGAACCCGTTGGGGAGTAGATACCGGAACACTTGCAGATACAGACGGCCCGCAGTTCCTAGATTATCTGGAAGACAGCCCGACCAACTGGAGATCGGGCTTTGTTGTTCTGACTTTTAAAGACGGTCAGCTTCTCATGCCAGAGATCGCTCGGAAGCACAGTGATGGGTTCATTGACTTCCGAGGTCAGCTCATAGGAGTAAGCGGATATTAACTATCCGTTTGTTCGTCTTTTTCTTGACCTTCTTCCTCTTCTTCTTCCAACTCTTCTTCGTCATCCGTTTCAACAACG